TCGGGCCTGATCACCAAGAACGGCATGCGTTCCGACATCCTGGCCGAATTCCTGTTCAACGAGGGATACCTCTCCGACGCCGACATGCAGGACGGCGGCGACAGCGCGGCACGGCAGTTTGTGCAAGACATGCTGGCCGGCGAGTTTGTTGGCACGCCCGAACAGGCGAACGAATACCATGCGCTGCTGTCTGAAAACCACGACGAAGCGGCCATCGATGCGTCAGGCTTCGATGACGCACCCATTGAAGTACAGGCCGAAGTCGCGGATTTCGATGTAGACTTCGGCGGCAAATCGAACGTGTCGGATGATGAATTCATGCGTGCGATCGGTTTCGATGCGCAGGAGATTGAAGATGCCCGTAAACCCCGAGGTGGTGAAGCAGTTGCAGACGCTGCCGGAGATCAAGGCAGCGCGGGCAAAAATCGCCAAGATGAGCCCGCCGGCGCGGAAGATCGCGGCAAAACTGGCGCTGGCGAAGTTTCGCAAGAACCAGCGGAGCAAATAGACCTTCGGGATCCGGGGGTTTGGCGCGTACAGGTTGAAGATCGTATTCGCAATGCGCGGTCAACCCCGCGCGTTCGCCCTGGCTACACCCGCATCTATCGCGCCGAACCGTCCGACCCATCCGAACGCACCGGCAAGGACAAGGAAACCGGTCGCTACTGGACGACCGAAGAGGGCTTTGCGCGCGACTACGGCGACCGCCTCTACTACATGGACGTGCCGGCCGAGGATGTCAGCGCGGATGCCGGAATTGTGTTGTCGAACAAGCCGGGCTTCGAGCGTGACATGCGACTGCTTGAACCTGGATTCACCGACCTCGGGCCGAACGATCAAGTTCGCGGGAAAGTGTTCGCGGCGATGGAGGATGAAAAGTATGGTCTTGCTGCCGACATCTTCAAATCCGCACAAGAACCAGCGTTCGCGCTAGGCAGCCAGACCAGCGAAGACCTCGCCGCGCAAGCGCGCGCCGCCGAGGAAGCCCAAGAAGCCGCCGACAAGGCTGCGAAAGCCAAAGACGAAGCCGAGCGCCAGGAGCGCGTGCGCAAGGAAATTGCCGCGCGCTCGGTGGCCGCTGCTGGCGAGTTCCAGCTTGGACAGACGCAGGCCGAGGCCGAGGCGACGCTTGCGGGGCAGGGGGATATTTTTTCGCAGCCGGCGGCGAAGGCGAAGGACGAACGCACGGCCGACGAGAAGATGGCCGACTTTCGCAAGATGGTCGCCGAACAAAAAGCCAACCGCGCCCGTCTGGAAGCCAAACTCGCCCGCCTATTCGAGCGCGATGGCGCGGTGAAGGGCATCCGCAAGGAAAGCAAGTACGGCCAGTATCTGCTTTTGACGGCCGGTATGTCCGGCACGCCGTATCGAGTGACCAGCATTGACGACCAGGGGCCGAGCGGCCACCGGGATTACAACAGCATCGCGGAAGCGGCGAACGAGTTCATCAGCAACGACATTGCCATCGTTGACGGCCCGGCGCCGAAAGTGGCGAAGCCCGTCACCCCACAAGTCGCCAGCGCCAGCATGCTTAAGACCTTCATCGGCATTGCCGCTGATTCCATCGAGCAACTGCGCAAGGTCGATGTCGAGCGCGTGCTGACGAGCAATCCGAAAATCTATCAAGCGGCCATCGCGCAGCACATCAAGGACAAGCGCCCTGATCTGGCCGATGAGGTTGATGCGGTATTGGAGGAAGTAGCGCCCGCGCAGGAAAAGGGGGCGGCCGAACCCAAGGCCGAGAGTGTTTCACAGGAAACGCCGAAGGACGAGCCGCTGGCCAGCAGGAGCGCTCCAACCGAAGCCGTCGCCGACATGTTCGGCTACACCGACGCCGACGAAGACGCGCTCCTGCTTGACATGGACGCCCAGGAGCGCGCAGAGTACGAGAAATCGAAGCCGCGCGGAATGTCGTGGCTGGACCATGCGAAACAGCAATATGCGAGGATCAAGGGTGACTATCGCAGCCTCAAAGCCAAGCCTTTCGTATCCGCTACCTACGGAGCGGATTTACCTTGGCAAGAGTCCGCCCGCAATCGGGACGGTGACGCACTGCGAGCCCTACGCAGTGAAGCCGTGCGCCTCGAAAAAGACGCGCCAGCTCGCCTCTACATCAACCAGGACGGCACGGCGCGGATAACGGTTTTCGACGCCCGCGACGTGCCCAAGCGCATGCTCGCGTTTGCCGAGCGCAACAACCTGAAAACCGATGTGGTGGTGAGCGGCGCGATGCTGCAGGCTGGCAACGCCATGCCGGAAGCGAACCGCGCATCAGGCGCGAAATATGCCGTGGAGATGGCGACACCGGATGCCAAGAATCCGTTTGCCTCCCGCCCCGGCTACACCGCCCCCTACCGCGACCTGGACGCCGCTCGCTTCACGGTCAAGACCAGCAAGACCGGGATGCCGGTCTACCTCTCCCGCACGATGGCGCTGTCCAATGCGCGCGAGAAGGATGCTTTTGGCGTGCCGAAAGGTGGCCGCGCCCTGGCGTTCGACATTTTCGACCGCCGCATGAAGGACGCCAACGGCATGGCGCGCAAGGTCGGCATGGTGCTGGTGCATCAGGACGCCGACGGCAAGTTCGTGTCGCTGCGCAACATCCAGATTGATCCGAAATACCGGGAGCAGGGCTACTACCACGGCGAAGGCGTGATTGCCGGCATGCTCTTGCACAACGGCACTACGCCGATGGAAGTCTTCAACATCCAGTCGGCAGCCAAGGGTGACGAGGACAACGCCCTGCCGTTCTGGAAGACGATCGGCACGACAATTCTCAACAATTCGTCCGACCCGGATGTGATCATTGAGGGTAATATCTCCCTTGCCCGGTACATGAGCGCGGGCGAAAAGCGAGCCAACTATGGACAGAGCAGCCGAGATAGCCGAGAACAACCGATTTCGCGCCGAGATGAAGCGCGAGTTGGAGAATCCAACGCCCGCCGAGTTGGCGGCGACCAAGGCCGCGGCAGCCGAGTTGGAAGAGTTGATGCCGTCCGAGCCGAACTCACCGATGCCTTCGGCGAAGCCGGCGTAGCCGCCCTCGAACGTGAGGGGATTCTCCAGATCACCACTTGGGACAATGCGCCCAAGAACCTGACGGACCAGCTTCAGAGCGGCGACCACGGCGCCTACTGGCCCAGCCGCAAGACCGCCTATATCTTCGCCGACAACCTCGCACCGGGGCAGGCTGTCGAGGTATTGCTCCATGAGATCGGCGAGCACTACGGCCTGAAGGATATGCTGGGCGACCGGTACGACCGCACCGTCGCGCAGGTAAAGACGCTTCACAAAGCCGGAAACAAGGCCATCGTCGCCGCCTGGAAGCACGTCGAGCGCAACTACGATCTTGAACCCGGTTCACCGGTCTTCATGCAGGAGGTCATCGCCAAGGCAGGGCAGAGCGCCGATGTCCGGAAGATGGCATGGTGGCAGCGCCTGATCGCCGACATCAAAGCGTTCCTGATCAAAGTCGGGCTCAAGAACGTGACCAGCGAGCGCGACTTGGGGATTCTGCTGCGGGCGTCGGTGCGCAAGGCGATGCGGGATGCCAAGGTGATCGGCAACCAGGCGTCAAGCGTGATGGCTGCTCGAGCATTCCACGGTACGCCGCACAACGTGGACCGCTTCAGCACGGACAAGATCGGCACCGGCGAGGGTGCGCAGGCGTATGGGTGGGGGCTGTATTTTGCAGAGAATGAAGGGGTGGCGCGCGGGTATCAGCGCAACTTGTCGGACGTACAGTATTTCATCAACGACCGGCCGATTGACCCCTACAACCCGACGCATGTTGCCGCGGCGACTGTCTTGGAGAACGGCGGAGATGTTGTTAGGGCTGCGGAAATATTGCGCGCCGAGGCTGCGACCAATTATTCCGGCGATTCGCGCGATACGTGGATGGCGGCCGCTGATGTTCTGGATCGCGGCGACCCGCTTCCAAAAATGAATAAGAAGGCTGGGGCGCTTTACCAAGTAGACATCCCCGACGAAGTAGTCGCGCGCATGCTGGATTGGGATAGGCCGCTGAGTGAGCAGCCGGCCAATGTGCGTGCCGCGATCAGGCCAAGGCTTGAACAACTGCGTGCGGCTGGCGCCCGTTTCAGCGCCGATCCGACCGGTGAAATGCTGTACAAGGCCATGGGGCCGCAACTGCCGGGCGAAGGCGTCTATTCGCAGGAGGCCGCATCTAAAGCATGGGATGCCGCTGGTGTGCCGGGCATCCGATACCTCGACGCTGGCAGCCGCAACCGCCCGCTGCGCGAGATCAAGAAGGAGTTTCTGGCCGAACTGCCGGAGGACGCCGACTTCGAAGAGGTGAACAACCTGATCGGCACCGGGACATTCTCCCCGCAGAACGACGCCATCCTGAAAGCGCTTGACGCCGATGACTGGCTCGGGTTCGACTACCCGGCGCAGGCATTGAGCGCAGCGCTGTCCAAGGATGCCGGCGGCTTCGAGATGTCGCCCGAACTGCGCCAAGCCATCAACGCCGCACAGGACGGCGGCACACGCAACCTGGTCGTATTCAACGACAAGAACATCGAGATCACGCACAAGGACGGCACGCCGGTTACGGCGAAGGAACGGGCGGATCTGGTGATGGCGTCGCGGCCGGACGACGCCCCCATGGCCAGCCGCAACCAGACCAGCACGCCGGCCTTCAAGGCATGGTTCGGCGACAGCAAGATAGTCGACGCCAACGGTCGACCGCTGGTGGTGTACCACCGATCAGGCCCGCAGGCCGACTTCGAATCCTTCGTACCACACAAGCCCAAGACGGTCTACCGCGCCGGCGACCAAGAGCTGATCGAGGCCATGTCCTGGGACATGGGCAACGATGGCCAAGGTGCGCCTGACGCGTACCACTACATGGCCATCAGCGATGCGGCCTTCATGGGCGCGGAAAAGGCGCTTGAGATCCGGCGCGCCGAAGCAAAGACCAGCACCCACCCAGACACGCTGCGCCTGCTGCGTGACCTGGAGCGCCTGCAAGGCAAGGACGTGGTCCGGTCCACCGAGGTGCGGCCGAGCGGCGATGGCTCGTACTTCACGCCTGACCCTGGCTACAGTTTCATTCGCCAACCAGGCGCCGGTGCCGTTTACCCGGTGTACCTGCGAATCGAAAACCCTCTCTACCTCAACTCCTCGCAGATCGAAGGCGCCGGCCTCGACTTCAACGTCGAAAAGTACCGAGCCATGGGATACGACGGCGCAATATTCAGGTCAGACCCAACCGACCTGACGCGAGCCAAATGGGGCGAGTTCACACAGATCGTCATTTTCGACGGCAACCAAGCCAAGAGCGCCATCAGCAACAATGGCAACTTCGACCCGAATGAGCCGGGCATCATGGCCAGCCGCCCCGGCACCATCGGCGCCACTTGGGACATGCTGCAATCCGCCAAGACCCCGGCCCAAGCCCGCGCCCTGGCGATGAACCTGTTCGACAACCCGAACAAGTTCAACCTGTGGGACAAGACCATCGGCACGCAGTTGACCAAGGCCCGGAAGAACGAGTATTTCCGGGCGGTGTTCGATGCTCTACAAGCCCAGCAGGACAGCACGGCGGCCTATGCCATCGAGGCGGAAGCGGAAGCCGCTGACGTACTGGCGCGCATGGAGGGGATGGGCGAGATCAAGTCAGCGCTCAAATCCACCTTCACCGGGCTGAAGTTCGAGAAGGGCAGCATCCTGCCGCAAGGCGAGCGCGCGCGCGACCTGCAAGCGGTATCGAAGGCCATCTTCTCGAACATCGAGGGCGAGCAGGGCGTGAAGCAGAAGGTGTTCACCGACGCCGAACTGGCCAAGGACTTCGGCCTGAACGACCGCCAGATCGCGTTGTACCGGCAATCCCGGGCGGCGATCGACCGTAGCCTGGACCGGTATGCCCAGTCGCTGGCGGTGCGGATGGCGCAGAAGTTTGTATATACAGGCGACCTGCACCGGGCCGGGCTGGACGATACCGTTGAAGCGCTGACCGAACGCCTGCAACTGCAGCGCCAGGTGCTGGAAGACCAGAAAGAGCCGGAACAGTCGGTCGAGGAGATGGAAACCCGGCTTGCCGAGTTGGAAGAGTTGCGCGACGCTGCGCCGCGCGAGATCCTGCGATCACTCCAGACCGGGCCCGACGGCGAAACCCGGCAGGAGTTCGTCGGCGTTCCAGATACCGCCGCAGCGACTGCGCTGGAAAAGGAAATCCGCGACGTGCGGCGCTCCATTGAGCGTGGCGCATCCAAGGAAAACGCGGAACTGGATGCCAAGATCGAAGCGCTGGACGCGGCCCTGTCCAAACTGCCGGAAATCGCCGAGCAGGCGAACAGTCTGAAGGACAAGGGCTATGCCCCGGCCATGCGGTTCGGCGACTATGCCGTGACGGCTACGCAAGGCGGGGAAACCGTGTTCTTCACGATGGTGGACACCAAGACCCAGGCCAACCTGCTGAAGATGCGCCTAGCGCGCGAGATGCCTGGCGCCGAGCTCCGCGTGAACCCGGTCGACCGGGAATCCTTCAAACTCTTTGGCGGGGTTGACCCGGCGACCGTGGAACTGTTCGCCCGCTTCATGGAGGTCGAGGAAAACGACGCATTCAAGGCCTACATCGCCCTGGCCACCTCAAGCCGTTCGGCCCTGAAGCACATGCTGGAACGCAAGGGGATTGCCGGTTTCTCGGACAACCTGCCGAGGGTCATGGCGGCATTCATCACCAGCAACAGCCGAGCAGCTGCCCGAAACATCCACGGATTCGACGTGAATGCGGCCACGGAAGCCACGCAGAAGAACGCCCGCGGCGACGTGAGCGAGGAAGCTGCAAAGCTGGTGAACTACATGAACAACCCGACCGGCGACTTCGCCAAGGTGCGGGGCTTCATGTTCGCCTACTTCATGGGCGGCTCGGTTTCGTCGGCGCTGGTCAACCTGACCCAGCCGTTGATGATGACGACGCCCTACCTTGAGCAGTTCGCCGGCAAGAAGATTGCCGGCATCATGGTCCGCGCTTCAAAGGCGGCGGCCACCGGCAAGGTTGAGGGGCCGATGAAGGCCGCGTTGGCGCGCGCGGAAGCCGAAGGCATCACCGACGCCCACGAATACCACCAACTCATGCAGGAAGCCGAGGGCGGTGGATTGGTAGCGACTCGCGCCCTGATGAAGTCTTGGGGCTCGATGTTCGGGGCGGCCGAACGCTTCAACCGGCGCATCACGTTCCTGGCGGCGTTCGAAACCGGCCAGGGTATGACCCGGGAAGAGTTGAGCAAGCAGGGTGTGGGCGATGCCTACGAGTTCGCCAAGCAGGCCGTGGCGGAAACCCAAGGGTTGTACAACCGCGCGAATCGCCCGAACTGGGCGCGCAACCCGGTCGGCGCCCTCGCGATGACCTTCAAGCAGTTCTCGATCGCCTGGATCGAGTTCTTCATCCGGCTGCCGCGCAAGCAGCAACTGATGGCGCTCGGGCTCCTGATCCTGATGGCCGGCATCGAAGGGCTGCCGTTCGCCGAGGATCTGGAAGACCTGATCGACACCATCGGCCAGCGGATGGGGCGCGGCACCAACAGCAAGAAAGCGCTGCGCCAGGCGGCGACCAACATCCTGGGCGAAACGGGCGCACAATTCGCGCTGCATGGCATTTCCGGGCTGGCCGGCATGCCGATGGACGTAGCGGGAAGGCTGGGCATGGGCAACCTGATTCCGGGCACCAAACTGCTGAACCCGAGCATCAAGGACAAAGGCCGGGAAGTGCTCGAAATCGTCGGCCCGGCCGGCGGGCTCGCTCAGAAAGGCGCCGGCATTCTGGACGGCAACGTCAAGGAAGCCATGCCGAAAGCCTTCGCAGATGCAGCAAAGGCGTGGGAAATGCTCCAGACCGGCGAGTATCGCGACACCCGCGGCCGGAAGGTCATGGACGTTGACGGCATGGATTCGCTGATGAAGATGATCGGCTTCCAGCCCCGGGATGTGGCTGCCAATACCCGCTTCATCGGCGAGAACATGCGCGACGTGGACACCGTGAAGCGGGTTGAATCCGAGATCGCCGAGCAGTGGGCCGACGGCATCCGCAACAAGGATGTCGAGGAAAGCCGCGCCGCCCGGGAGCGCCTGCAGCGCTGGAACGAGGAGAACCCGGACCTGCCGATCAAGATCACGTTTGCCCAGGTTCTGAGGCGAGCGCGTCAGGCCTCCCTGACCCGCGACGAGCGCTTCATGAAGACCGCCCCACCCGAACTGCGCCGGCGCATGCTGGCCGAGGCCGTCCAGTGAACAAGCTCTTCATCGGCGTTCTGGTGGTGTGCTGCCTGGTTCAGCCGGAACTATGGCTGGTGTGGCTGGGGGTGACGGTGGTGGGGTGGGTGTTGCTGTAGCCAAACTCCTCGCCTTCGTCATCTCGGCGCTCTCAATCGGCGTGCCGCGGCATTCATCGTGCCAAGCGTCGGCCTCGCCAATCGCGTAGGCAAGCGACTCCCGCAACTCCTCAAGCGCACACGTCGGACACCCATGCTGCACCCAGTTCGTCGCCGTCAGCCAGCCGTGACCCTTTTCGCATTCCTTGAAGACAATGGTGCAGTGTTTCATGCCGTCGGGTAGTTGGCGCTCAAGTTCCCGAGCCAACTCGACAAACAGCGAACCGGCGTCGCCCAGGCTGAAGCCATCCATCTCCAATTCCAGCGCGTCGGTCCTCGGCGTATCAGTTTTTGGCGTATCGCTCATCACTCCTCCACTGGTATGGCGCGGATTTTTGCTGCGTACCAGAAATGCTCCATTCCTGCGTATATATCAGGCACCTTCGCCGCCCGCTCCCGCATGGCGAGCGCGCCTGCTTTAAATGCGGCGCGGGCACATCCTCTGCTGGTTTCAAATCCCATGAAATCGTATTCCGATTTGTCCCACCATTCCTCAAACTGATCGTCCATCACTCCTCCCTATCCTTCAGTTCGGGCCGAATCCGCGCCACAGCAACATACTCCAAGCCGACCCGGAAAACATGCGCCTGTAGCGCCTTCCAATCCGGCCCCAACGCATCGGGCGCAACGGGGATGGGGTAGCAGGGGCGGGCGTGTTCGATGTGCATGCTAGTCGCCAAGCGATTTCACGTCCTTGACCAGATCGGCGGCGACTTCCGCCACTTCCTTGACGGGGACTTTGATGATGTCCACCGCAATCTCAACAGGCGCGGTGACAATCTCCGCAACGTCGCTGACAACCTCGGCAACGCTTTCCAGTATTCCGAAGATTCCCATGTCTAATTACTCCCATTCAATGCCCCGAGATTGGGGCGGATTTTCATTTAAAAGCCTCGGGAAACTCAGCCTTGACTGCGACAAGCATTTCCTTCGAGCGGTCGCCGACATACGAATAGCAATTGATGACATCGACGCACGCCCTGACAGCCGCCCACTTGTCGGCCTCGGCTGCGGCTGTGGCGGCTTGCCATGCGTCCCAAGCCCATTGGATTGGCGTATCGGGTGCCCAAGGGCCGGAATTGGTGAAGTCGGTAGCGTCCCACCACTGTTCAAACCGTTCGCGCTGGTCGGTCATTTCGCGGCCTCCCATTTCTGCCTGTACTCAGCAATAAAGTCAGCGGGGAATTGCGACACCCACCCGCAACCATTGCACTTGAACTGCTCGCCAGTCCAATGCGTTCTAGGCCAATGCGCTCGGCATCGTTCAGCGCCGCAATAGGGCGTGTATCCCTTTTGCGTCATCAAGTTCTCGCGAACAACGCTCATTTCGCCCCCAGGATGGCGTCGAGTGCGTGCTGCATGCCTGCTGCAAACGGGCCATCAAATCCAGTCGTTTCTGGCACCCTCACCGCCACGCTAGACCAGTCGGCGGGGGCGGCGGATAGTGCCGCCTCGTACCCGTATGCCGTTGCTTCTGCTGGAGTACCTTTGCGCCATTTCATCGGCGGCAATGCTTGGGCATCCTGAATGCGCCAGTATTCTCCGTTCGCGGACAGGTACGCGGCAACCCATTCTTTGGTTGCATTGGGCGGCACAATCCGCCCCACCACTTGCCCGGATGCGTCGAGGATTTCGCCCTGGGCGTTGCCTCGGAATAGGTGGGTGGCGTCAGTCATGGCAATCCTCCGTGACGTTGTACAAGATGCCATCCCACTCAAGCCGCCGACCACTTTCTGCGGCCTCGTCGAGTTTTACCGTGAAAGACCATCGTGTAAGCATGATGCCAATGGCAATGCCAGACATCAGCGCAAAGAACGTTAACGCGATTTCATTCATGGGCGGCACCTCGGGCTTTGATTGCCTTGGCAATTGTGTCAACGGCCAGCACGGTGTACACCTCACCCTGACCATGCCATGACTTTTGCCAGTTCGCTTTGTGGCGATCAAGCATTTTCAGAATTTCCTCACGCTCCTTCGCCACCGCCTCCTTGAGCGCGGCTTCGTGGGCCTTTTCGGTCTTTTCAAGTAACGCTTCGCACACGATCAATTCGCGTTCAAGAGTTCGGGCAAGGTCCAGCGAAACAACATGCGCGGAGTCGGCGTAATCCTGCGCTTCCCGTCCTCGCCAAGCATGGTCCGTTCTTGGCGTGTCAGTCATACCCCCTCCTTGCGTGCCTCGATGGCGGCGAGTCGTGCATATTCGTTGCAAATGGTCAACCCCAACTTCACCGCCAGCCGCAGCGCATCGCCATCGTTATGCAGCGGGTTCCAGAACATGCCGCTGAACTTGTCATCACTCCAGTACATGCCAAACCCTTCGTCATATTCAATGGCCATCCCCGCCGCTTTCGCGGCCAACTCCAAAAGTTCGCGGTCGGTCATTTCGCAGCCTCCTGCACGGTAAAAAGTCCACGCCAATACCGATATTGCCCTGCCGTTTCGCGCCTTGATTGCCAGCGCTTTTTCGCAAAACTGGACCGTTGCAGGTATCTGCGTTGCGTTGAACGCGCACCAGCAACGAGTTGCCACGCCGGGCGCCACAATTGCCCTTTGATGTGGGCCACGCGGAAACGGTAGCGACCTTTCATTTCGCCCCCATGATGGCGTCGAGTGCGCTATTCCAAGCTAGCGCCATAGTTCTTGTCGTAGGCCCATCACCACTGCTGTATGCCTTCCTCTCCGGCACCCTCACCGCCACGCTAGACCAGTCGGCAGGGGCGGCGGATGGTTCGCCCCTAAAAGTTGCGCCACAGAACTCGGCTTGATACCAAGCGCCCATCCCGCGTGCAATGCCCTTGGCTTCATACGCCCTGCCTCGGTTGAAGTCGGAATCTTTGCCGTGGCATTCATCGCCGGTTGCCTCGCACAACGCATAGACTTCGTGCAATACTCTTGCGCCACTGTCTTGTGCATTATCGCCATCAGTAACCGGCACAATCCGCCCCACCACGCGCCCGGATGCGTCGAGGATTTCGCCCTGGGAGTTGCCTCGGAATAGGTGGGTCATTTGCGCCCCTTCTTGCGGTTCTGCCGCTCCATCTTGCGGCGAGCCTTGCGCCCCGGCGTGCCCTGTTTCGGCAGTTCAATACGCGGGCCTGTGCTGAATGGCATGGCGGAAATAGCAGCCAGCGCACCAGCAAGCAAAAGTTTGTTCTTGAGCATCACCCACCTCCATTCACCGCAATGCACGCTTTCGCCACCGCTTCTGCGAGGGTTGGATACGACCTGTCGGGCATGCCCGGAAAGCATCTTGGCAGATACCAAACTTGATGCGGGCCGATGACATCGCGAGTGAAGAATCCCCCGTATTCACGCATCAGCCACTCGATCAGCGGCAGGCACACGGTCGGGTCGCGGTAGTCGAACATGCGCCATTGCATCATCTGACCGCGAGGAACCACGCCTTCCGACACCATCACATAAGGATGCTTCCACGTTGCAAGTGAGACCGGGTACACATCTTCCCATCCAAGCGCCAGGGCAAGGGATTTCGAGAGGTCGGCGTGGTCGGTCATGGGCGATCCTCGTAATAGCCAGTGGCAAGTAGATGCGCTTGCTGCGAGTCTTCCATTTCACCGCGCATCCGTTCATGGGCCTGCAACGCCTCAAGCGATACGGGAAGTGCAGCCAGGCGCTTAACCGCAATCTGCCGCTCGTTTTCGATGATGACTTCCGGGGCTTTGATTTCGCATAGCCGCACAAGCCTGTCTACGCTCATGGCAAGCGATTTCGCTCTGCGGACCAACTCGGTTTGTTCGGCGTCAGTCATGGCGATCCTCGGGATTTGTCCACCATACGGCCCGCTTCTTTGGCCGCGAGTTGCATTGCGTTTGGGGAGGCACCTCGGGCGCGGATGGCTTCTCTCGCCGCTTTAACCTGCCGCCATGTGCGTCCTTCTACCTTTCTCTTTGCATGATCCTTCACCTTGAAATCGTGGGCGCAAACGCGGCAGCATCGATGCCCATGCGCATTGATGCGCGTGTTTTCTGGCGTAAATTCGTGCCCATGTTTACAGTGAGTTAGAAGCGACTTGCCAATAGTTTTAATGCGGCCTTTTGCGGCGCAATCACGCATGTTTTCGGATCGCGTTCCGACAAACAAATGATCGGGGTTCACGCACGCAGGGTTATCGCAAGTGTGGCAAACATCCATCCCCGCAGGGATTGGGCCGCGATGGTATTCCCATGAGAAGCGATGGGCGCGGACCGTTTTTCGAGACTCACCGCCACCCGTTTGCATCATTCCATATTTCGCTTTGCCTTGAGTGCATCCCATCCAAATCCAGCACCCGCCAAACGGCACCCTGGCGATGTTTTCAAAAAATCGTTGCTCAAGTGGGCGTGCGGTTTTCATTTGCGTTCCTCAGTTCATTGGATATGCTTTGGACAATCTCCATTGAGCAATGTTTCGCCACGGCGCTACTCCACAAATCACGCTCCTTCGCCACCGCCTCCGCAAGCGCGGCTTCGTGTGCCACCCGCAGCGCCTGAACCTCTGCCTCGGCGGCAAGCACCCTTGTGTTTAGCGTGCTTTTGGAGCGAAACAATGCATCCCGCTCCGCCTGCGCGGCGGCGAGGTCGGCCTTTAGCTTTTGAATGGCGCTGACAATATGGCCGTTGGCATCGGGAAACGTCGAGTAAAGGCAATTCACCGCATGTCCAATCTCGCGCACGGTTTTTATCCACGACTCGTTCGTTGACTGCGCTGCGGCGAGGTCGCGCTCCTCAGTGAGCGTGGTGATGCGGTCGGTAGCCGCCGCCAGTCTGGATTCAAGATTGGTGATGCTTTCGTATTGACGAAGAAGCGCCCTATGGGCTGGTTGAATTGGATCGTTTTTCGTTGTCGTAGCCACACTACGAATTGAAGCAGGACATGTCGCCCCGCCGCACCAATGTGAGCAACGCTTGCCGTCATGTGCTTCGTTACGACAACTCCACGCTTCCAAATTGACGTTGATCCAGTCGGACCAGTCCGTTCGCTTGTGCAGCCCCGGCCCGATCAGCCCATCGGATGAATGGGTTATCACGCCACAGTTCAAGCACCACTGAACATCGTAGGTTTTCTCGTAACCGTGTTTCAGTCGCTTGTGTTCGCAAGTCATATCAATTCCTTTCGCTGGCAAAGCCCAGCATTCGTATTCCGATCTCAAAGCACTGCGCCGCGTTTTGAAGCGATGAACTGATGCCGTGAAACTGCGATCCGTAAGTGTTATCCGTTGACCGTATGACAACTCCGGCGTTCAGAATCTCGCCGCGCTTGGCTTTCTCAAGCGCATCCTCCAGCATGCGAATGATGTCGGCGTCGGTTTCTCTGGTTCTGCCGACTTCATGGATTTCACCCATCACGCGCTACCTTTCAAAGCCGCTACTGGCGCACCCTGATGCAGCGCCAAACGAACGCGCCGTAGGTAGTCTTGCCCGTCGTATTCGCCGGCAAGCCACTCTCTGAGCAATCCTGCAAGCGCGTCCCGCTCTCTGATGAGGTCAGAAATCTTGCTTTCCCTCGCCCCGCAAGCGTCATAACAGTCGCCGGGGACAACCCCACAGGAGCACTTAGACATTTGTCAGCGCCTTCATTAAGGTCAGGACAGCAATGTTATTTTTCAGCGCATGCCCCTCGCTATCAACATAGTCGCCAATGTCAATTTGATGCAGCAGGGCGTTTGCTCTCTTGCGCAAAGCATCCCGCTCTGCCTGCGCGGCGGCGAGGTCGGTCTTTTGTTTGACTATCAGCGCGACCAACTCCGCTTGCCCGTGGCCATGAGGGCGGTCCAAGCCACACACAGGACAAACGGGCGACGCCTTTGGTAAGGGCGTCTCTCGCTTGAGCATGTCGTCTTTCGGCTCGGTGGCGGCGCGCAAATGGGCTAAATCTTCGTTTGCTAAGTCATCCTTCATGACGATCCTTTCCAATAGCCTTTTCGATATGCGTCGGCAGTGAAATATGTTCTCCATTCCGCACTAGAACCGGAACCACCTTGCAGGCGTCACTGCACCTGTTCAGTAGAGCCTCGTACCGTTCTATTCGTGCCTGCGCGGCGGCGAGGTCGCGCTGAAGGGCGGCGATGCGTTCAGTCATGTCCGTAAGCCATCCGGTGTGAGAGTGTTGATTCATTCGCCCCCCACAATCAGCACGTAACCCGCCAACTTCAAGCAGCCCATCGCGGTTTCGCACTTGTCTATGTCGGGACAGATGCACTCATCAGGTTTGCCAATGTCGCTGTAGCGTACCCATGCGCCCTCAGTAGCTTCAACCATGATCGGGCCGTCTGCTATTTCAACGATGTCGTATCGCTTCATTTCGATCCTCCCAGCGCCGCTTCGATGCGCTCAACAGCACGCAAGGCATCGGCACGCGCCATTGATTGCGGATACCCGTTCAACACGGAGCGGATAAGCGCCACTTCATCGGTCAACCCTTCCAGCGCGGCGATGCGCGGGTCTTGGTCATCACCTTCTAATGCGCGATGGATGCATTCAAGTGCCTGCGTAATTTTGGCGTCCTTGAACGACAGGCCGCGCAGCAGTTTTTGCACCTGCCGCAACGATGCTTTGCTATCCCGGTAAACAGGGAATCCGCGCGGGTCGCTTGGCGCCGTGAAAAACTTAGTCTCGCCTGCATCCGCTGTCTTGATGATTACCAGATGCGCCACCGGCTCACCATGCTCGGCGGGTTGCTCGGCTTGTGCTTGTGCTTGGGCGCGGAGTTCTAGCGCTCGCCCAAGTATTTGGGCGGGAGCCTTTCCGATAGTTGACCAGCACAGTCTGCTTGCCCACTCCAACGCCTCCGCCTGGGCGATCAGTTCGCGGGTCATGCCGCTACTTCCCGACCTTACCCATGAGCACCGGAAACTTCGTCTGCTCGCCGATCCTGGCGATCATTTCGCGGGCGGCGTCCTGCACCACCAGATCCGGGCGGATCAGCTCGTACCAGAACTGCACCGCGCCGGCCGCGCTCTTGTACTTGAGGCGCGCTTCCAGTTGGTAGGCCTGGCCGTTGAAGAACGGCGCCACGCCCAGCGTAAAGCGCTCAAACACCTTCATGCGCTCGATCGTGGCTTCATCGTCCTTGCTGACGTACTCCAACTGCACGCCGCCCGACTGCAGGCGCACGGCCGACTTGATGCGGTTGTCCTGGTTGATTTCCAGCGACTTGGACATGTCCAGCATTTGGGCGCCGGTCGGCGAGCCCGGTACGCTGGCGATGTCCTTGAAGTTGTCCTCGAGCCAGGTGGCAAATTCCATCTGCGGCATGCGAGTGCCGTTCTTGCCGGTCCAGCGGGCCCACTCGACCGACAGGTCGGGCTCGTAGACGGCCCGGAAGTCTTGCCACTGCGCGCGCTCGGACTGGTAATCGTTGAGCACAGCCGTGAATGCCACCTTGCTGGCGGCATAGTCGGTCATGCAGTAGGTGCGCGTTGCCGGGCCGGCCTGGTCGACCACGTAGGCGATGAAGCTCTCCGTGTCATCCAGCGTGATGGTGCCACGCTTGCGCAGCGGTTGGGGCAAGTACTTTTCCAGATCGACCGGCGCGCTGTAGCCGGCAGGCATCAGCAGGAACGGGTTTTTCTCGATCGTTTCGATGACAGGCTTGCGCACCTCGGCGACAAGCACTTCGTTTTCGGTGGTCATGCGGTTCTCCTTGGGTTACGACGCGCGGCGCAGGTCTTCTGCGTTCGGGACGGTGACGGCTTTCAGGTCCAGCTTGCGCTGGTGCGGATCTTCGGTGACGAGGTTGCCGTCAATGGTGGCAAACAACAACGTGGTCATCGGCTCGGCCGCCGGCATCTTGGTGGTGATCTTGTCGGTCACATCCATAGCGCCGCTGCGGGTGATTTTCTTGACGTGCAGTTCGATAGTGACTTTGCCGGATTTGCCGGATTCGTCCACCGCGCGCACCAATTTCTGCAGGGCATCGCTAGCCTCGTCAATGAAAACCCCTCCGCGAAGGTGCCGGAGGATGTCGGTGATTGGCCTGGCGTTGGCCGGGAATACTTCGCCCGTTTCCTGATCGACTTGCATTCACTTCTCCTTGGTGGTCGGTCCCCCCGTCCTCTCTGGTCCCTAGCGGCGAAACTTGGGCGGGAGTCGGGATGGGGGTTCCGGTTGAAAACTAGGCAGCCATTTCTTCGACGCCTTCGGCCAGGTCGATTGCGGTCTGCGCTTGCTTGACCTGGTCCGGATAGGCGTCGGTCCAGTTCTGCTTGTAGGCCTTGTTCAACAGGGCCTTGAGCGCCGCCAACAGCGCTGGCGCTGCGTCGCGCACGCGCTGTTCATCGGTGCGGTGGTCACCGCGTTGCGCACTGGTCGGCGAGGGGCTTGGCGCCAGCGGCATCGACCGGAGCGGCGAGGTTGTCGGTGCGGCCGGCGCCTGGACAACTGGCGCGGCAGGCGGCGTGCGCGTCAGCGCTTCCTTCTCGCGCCGGTCGGCTTCCGCTTGGGCCCGCTCCTTTGCTTCCGCATCTGCTTTCGCTTTGGCTTCGGCCGCCACCCGCGCCGCTTCCTCGGCCTTCACCTTGGCTGCTGCCTTGGCTTCCTCCTCGGCCCGGATCCGCTCGCGCTCGGCTTCCCGCTTCTTGGCCTCGGCCGCTTCAAACTCGGCGATGCGCAGCTTCACCAGCGTGGTGAGGTCATCCGGCGCCTTGAGTACGATCTGGCCGGCATCGGCGAACAGGTGCGCGTGGTCCTTGGCGAGTTCGCGCAGCGTGGTGAGGTTCAACTGGATATTGTCGGCAATTTCATTGGCCGCAATCTTGCCGCGCGCCAGTTCGGTGTCGATCGCGTCACGCAGGCTGGTGATAGTGCGTTTGCCCTTGATGGCGCCAGTGAAATCAACCGGAACGACCGGCATGTAAGGCTTGCCAAGGCGCGTGTTCAAGGCGGCAATGTGGGCGGTGAACGCAGCGCAGCCGGTCTGGATGATGTTGGCCCGAACGGTTTCCTTCTGCGACTTGACCGCCTTTTCCAGCACCAGCCGGGTATCGCGCGCCGTCTTGACGTACATGGCCACCGTGCGGCGCAGTTCATCGACGTTAGACATTTGCGCCAGGGCCGCGGCTTCGGCCTGCTCCAGCGCTTCTTGGGCGTTCTGCAGGATCTTGACGGCGTTCTCGGCATCCGCGAAACCCTGATCGTCCTCCGGCTTCATGTTGAGCTTGCCGACGAATTCGGTGAGTTTCTGGCCGAACAGGTCGAGGTTCGAAATGACCGCGATGGCGCCCTCCATCTTGACCGATACGGCCGGCAGGGACATGACCGGCGCGGCGACAGCGGCCGGGATGACTTCGACCGGCTTGTAGGCCTTGACGTCCTCCTCAAACTGCTTCCAGCCGGCGATCAGGCGCGCGCGCAGGGCCGGATTGCTGGTGTACCAAGCGTGCTTTGCTGCTTCGCGCGTGCCGTCGCTGGCCATAAACAGGCAGCGCTCCGCGCCGATGATCATCAACTGCTGTTCCATCTGCGGGTGGTACATGTCGGGAATCACGCCGGCATCGAGCGAGGCGGCAAGTTCGGCGTTCAAACGCTTGTGCTCGAATACGGTCTTTTCGTCCATCGTGGTGCCGTCATAGCTGGCGGAAACGCGCTTCTGCAGGCCGTCAACCGCGAGGGATGCGGTGATCGGGTACAGGTCTTCGCCGATGATCTCCTCGGCGATCGGCCGGGCCAGTGCTTCGGTGGCGTGGCCGTCATCGAACAGGCGCTGCGTGTTGGCATCGACTTCGCGCGTAATCCCGGTGGCAGCCTGGGCGATCAGTTCGTTGCGTGTGACGTACTTGCTGATGCCCAGCATGGCCGGCGCATCGCTGGCGTTGTGGCAGTTGTCGCGGTGGGCGAGCCATTCAGGCGTGCCCTGCTTCAAATCGTGGATGGTGTGCATTATTCAACCTCTGCGGTGGTTTCGGCGACGGCTTCGATCACTTCCTCGGCCGGTGCCTTGATGGCGGCGATCTGCTCGTCGGTAAGCGTGCCCTTGATCTGGACCGTGGCAATAATCTGATCGGCGGATTTCTTGCCTCCGGCGATCAGGCCGCGCCAGGTCGGCAGGTTCTTTTCGAAAGCGTCTTGCGGGTAAGCCGGCGCCTCGACAACCTCGGTGATCTGGTGAATCGTCGCGCCGCGGCCGACATCCTCGGCCATTCCGGCATCGCGAATGCGCTCGGCCTCGTCGGGGTCGTAGATGCCGGCGAAGCCAAACGCCACCCTGGCGCACTGAATCATGGCCTTGTGGCGCAGCATGCGGCGCGGGTGGCTGCCCCACGGCTGCGTGCCGCGCTTGCACTCGACCATGTATTCGGTGATGCTAGTCGGGTGCGAACGGTCCTTGCGGTAGATGATGCAGGTACAGGACTCGGCATCGGCGTGGAACTCCATGCCGTCGAATTGCGGGTGCTCGTTGATGATCCTGGCCCAGCCATCGACGCTGACCACCGGCACGATGCCGCCCTTGTCGGGGAAGGCATAGATTTCCTTGGTGAACGGGTTCAGGCCGTACTGGTCGGCGACGATCAGCAGGGCCATCATCTGTTCGTCGGTGGCCTCGCCGTCCTTGACCTTGAAAGCGGTAGCCTTCAGCGTGGTCATCAGCTTGGCCGGCTCGACGCTGAACCGGCTGGCGATCTTGGTGACCAAACTCACTTTGGCCGGTGCTGCTGCTAGGACTGCGCTCATGTCTTGCTCCATTTCTTCAACGGTGGTTCGGTACGGAAGGAATCGCGCCAGTCGCACGCCCGCAGGCGCTTGAGGGTGTCGGCCTCGCCCTGCTTGCGGGCGCGGTCGAGCGCCTGGGCGTACTCCGTTGCGGTCATGGTCACGTTGACGTCAACGGCCTTGCGCTTGGCGGTGTCGGTGACCAACAGGTAAGCCGAACCGAGCGTAATCACGGCAATCATCCCAAGACAGAAATTCAGCGTCCGGTCGCCCATCGGCGCGGGTTGCGTGGGCAGACCCATGGACTTGAGATCGTGCGGGGTCATTTGGCGCACTCCATAACCGCATGGTCGGCAAGTACACCGGCATAGGCGATAAGTTGCTCATCCGTGCAATTGACCAGCGACCAGCCGCACATTTGATTAGCGGCAAAGATGGCGGGGTTGGCACAGAAGCCGGAGAGGATCGCCATCGCAAACCGATCCCGCAGCGTTGGCGTCTGCTGGCGATTGCGCGTGTCGATCAACGGTTCGTCGGTGGTCATGACGGCTCTCCACCACACACCTGCGGCCTCACACAAAAATCCACGCACTGCGGATCATGGAACGGGCACACGTTGACCTCGGCCAGTGCATCGGCCTGCAAACTGGTCGGATCGTCCTGGCGCAGCGGCAGGGCGTCGGCGCCGTAGTGCCATCCGCATGCGCGTCTTGCTACGGCGTCGCGTTTGATTTGGGTAATGTTGGTGGCCATGACGTCACAGGCCCAAGCGCTTCAACGCGCGCGCCTTGCTGGCGGCAGTCAGTTCGCCGCCGTGGAATTGGACAGTGCCACGATCATCGCGAGGCACGCCGCGCGCCTTCTCGACTTGACGGGCCACCTTCGTTCCGGCCGGAAGGTCTGCGCCGTGCGTGGCGCGCTTGCTGGTCTTGCGAGCATATGGATAGCGTTTCATGCTTCCTCCTGAATTAGTCCGGGCCTTCCACCCGTATGCCAGTTGCAGACTGGTTGGCCTCTGAGTCGCTATTCCCTTGGGATGCTTGACACCTGAGTCACCGGGGCGCGGGATGCGCCTTGAGTTCAATTACACATCAAGTTTATTCAAACGTCAACCACTTGTTAAACAAAAATCTAAAATATTTTTTACACTATGTGTTGACAGAATCACAAAACGCGCGGTTTAATGGTGGCATGAATACCGAACTCCGAGCAGCAATTGACGAAGCTGGCGGCTTAACCGTCGTGTCGAGGCGCATGATTAACGTGAGCCCGCAGGCGCTTTTGAACTGGGTTTCCAGAGGCGTGCCGATCGACAAAGGCGCAGAGCTTGAGTCGGCCCTTAATGGAATTATGACTCGCCGAGAAATGTTTCCGGATGACTGGCATCGCGTGTGGCCTGAATTGACAGCGAAGCGAGCAAGGCGAGTGCCGGCATGATCTCACTAACGTTGCCAACCCCTCATGCGGGAGATGTCTCCTCCGCCCGCGTGCGGCAGCGTTTTGCACGCCTGCCGGACCGGGAGGCTCGCGGCGTGCTTTTCTATTTGAGGTGGCTATGACCCTCGCCTGCACCCTGATCGCGCTTGGCGCCTACCTGCTGGCCGTGAGATGCGTGCTGGCGCTGTTTCGCTTCTCGGGAGAGGCGGAATGACGTTCAAGCGAGGCGATCTCGTCATGGTGGTGAAACCCGCGCTGTGCTGCGGTTACTGCCATTCGTTGGGGCGCGTTTTTACGGTCCAAGGAGGCACCGCGGATGAGGGTGAATGCAAATTTTGTGGCGCAAGAGTGCATCCAAGCAACATGACCATTCTCGATGTTGGCGGCCCGATTCAGTCGTCACGCCTGCGCCTGATCCCCCCGCTTGACGAGCCGGAAGCCATCACCGTCGACGAACCCATTGAGGTGACGGCATGAACATGACATGGGGGTTGATCGCCCTGGCTGCCGCGTTTGCCGGCATCTACCTGTTCATCGACGCCTGCGCCACCTTGCTGGATGGAGTTGACGATGAATAAGGGCGACATCGTGGAAATGCCGTCCGGCGCCCCTGCCATGTATCTCGGTGGCGTGCTTGGCCACGGCGCGAAATTCGTCTACGTGGACGAAGCCGGCGAGCCCAAGCGCGACCCGCATGACCGACGCGAACTCGACTGCTTTTTCCTCAACAGCATGCCGCTGCTGATCAAGTTGCAGCCGGAGCATGCCAGTGTTTGATTTACGCCTGCCCGATTCCCTCGCCGACCTGCCCGGCCGGTTCGTCGCTCTTTGTTGGGACGAAGACGACAGGCCCGTTCGAGCCCTGCCGAAGCCCAAGCAGACACGCGCTGCACGGCTTGCCAAGGACCGCGAATGGTACGCCCGGAACGCAGCCAAGATCGCCGCGCAGCGCAAGGCGCGGTGGGCAAAGCGCACGCCGGAGCAGATCGAGGCGCACCGGGCCAAGAACCGGCGCTGGCTGGCGGCGAATCGGTATCGGCTGCGGAAAAGCAAATTTCTCCCGGTATCCACAGGCACTAAATCGGGCTTGGGCGGGGGAGACTGATGTGATGCAACAAGCAGACATGTTCCCAAATAACCCGGCGCCAGCGCTGAAGGTTCCGCATAAATGAAATACGAACAACACCCACTATCGGCCGCGTTTCCTGCAATTGAAGAATTGCTTCATGGTTGGAGCGGCATGACCTCTGTGAAATGCAGACGTATTTTTGCTTGCGAAATGTTCCAGAGCGCGCGGCATCCTGGGTTTTTGCACTACGGGGTGTATTCGCTGCGCGATTCAACTTCGTGGATTTCGAAGCACCCCGTAAAGCCGGAATTTTTGATTTGGTGCATTGATTCTCATTTGGTGGATGTTGGATTGCGCGTATCTGACATTGCTTGGCACAGGACCGATGCCAAGCCAAATGACCGGGAGGCGATGGAGATGCCCGCAAAAAATGAGTGGGTTTATTTCTTGCGCGCTGGCCCGTTTCTGAAGATTGGATACGCCGTTGACATAGGCAAGCGAATTCGGGAATTGCAAACGGGATGCCCGTATCCGATCAGCCTTGTTGCATCAATCCCAGGTGACCGAAAGGCCGAGGGGCGTCTGCATCGTCAATTTAAGAACCTTCGCGTCAACGGAGAGTGGTTCAGTTTTTCCGGGGCGCTTGTGGAATATGTTGAGCAAGTGGCGGAAGGGATTGAGGCATGAGCACGCTCATCAAGTACGAGGCAGCACGTCACGCACTGGCTGTCTGCAAGCAGGTTGACGAAGTGAAGGACTGGGCCGACAAGGCCGCCGCCATGCAGGCATACGGGCGCATGGCGAAAGACAAGGCGCTTGAGGTGGATGCTGCCGAGATTCGCATTCGCGCCGAGCGGCGCCTGGGCGAACTGATCGCAGTGCAGAAGGCGGGGCCGGGAATGAGCAAGGGCGGCAGGCCAGCGGAAACCGGTCGTGAGCAACGACCGGTTATGCCAACCCTGGCGGGCGCCGGCATCAGCAAAGACCTTTCCAGCCGCGCGCAGAACATCGCCGCCGTGCCGGAGCGGGAGTTTGAGCAGGAAATCGGGGAATGGCGCGAGCGCGTGACCGCTGAAGGTGCGCGGGTTTCGGCCAGGCTTGAGGCCAAGGGCGCAAAGGTGCGGCAGGAGCCGGCGCCAGCGATAAGCGACGGCCCGACCCTTGACGAAATCGTGGATGAGCAGGAAAAGGCCATCCGCGAGCGCGACGCACAAATCATCGCGCTGTCGGCCGGCGACAAGGGTGAAGAACTGCTCAAGCAAGTGAAGCTGACGCAGCACTATCAGCGCGAAATCGGCATGGAGCAGGACAAGAACGCGCGTTTGATGAAAGAGCGCGACGAACTGCGCAAGTGGCACAACCGCGTGCTGGATGCCGTGGGCGAGGACACGTCAACCAAGGCGCTGGCGGCGATCCGGCGCGCGTTTGCCAAGGAGGCCGCATGAGCGACCTATTTGCCGCACCGGCCGGTGATGTGGATCTTCGGCCCTACCAACTCGCGGCCGTGGAACAGGTGCGGGAGCACATCCGCCAGGGTAAGAAAAACATCATCCTGTGCGCGCCGACCGGATCGGGCAAGACCGTCATCGGCTCGCACCTGATCAACGAGTCGCAGCGCAAGATGCGCCGGTCCGCTTTCGTGGTGGACCGGGTGACGCTGATCAATCAGACGAGCGAGACATTCGACCACTACGGCATCGACCACGGCATTGTGCAGGCCGACCATCCGCGCCGACTGCCGTACAAGCGCGTGCAGATTTGCAGCGCGCAGACCGTGGCGCGGCGCAAGTGGCCGGATGCCGACCTGCTGGTGATTGACGAAGCACACACCGTTCAAAAAGTCGTGGTCGACCGCATCCAGGCGCGCGACACGGTAACTATCGGGCTGACTGCGACGCCGTTCACGCGCGGGCTTGGGAAAATCTATGACGCGCTGGTGAACGTGACCACGACGGCCAAGCTGATCGAGGACGGATTCCTTGCGCCTTACCGCATCTTCGCCGCCGTTGAGCCGGACATGACGGGCGTGCGCGTGGTGGCCGGCGAATGGGTTGAGAGCGAGGCCAGCAAGAAGGCCCTTGAGGTTGTCGGTGATGTGGTGGCCGAGTACATGAAGCACGGCGAGGGCCGAAAGTTCATTTGCTCAAGCTGCGATGTTGCTCACGCCGAGGAACTGGCACGGCAATTCAACATGGCCGGCATCCGGGTGGAAACGTACACCTACCGGACGCCTGACGAGCAGCGCGCCGAGATCGTGCAGGAGTTCAAGCGCGAAGATTCGGCCATTCGCGGGCTGATCTCTCCGGTGGCGCTGACCAAAGGCTTTGATGTGCCGGACGTGTCCTGCATCATCATGGCGCGGCCGTTGCGCAAGAGCCTGGCCGAGCACATCCAGTTTTTCGGGCGCGGGTTGAGGATTCACCCGAGCAAGAAGGATTGCATCGTCCTTGATCACTCCGGCAACTGCGCTCGGTTTTGGGATGACTGGAACGACTTTTTCGAGACGGGCGCCGAGGAACTGGACGACGGCAAGCCGAAGCCGAAGAAAAAGAAGGCCGACGACGAAGCGCCGCAATTCGTCAAGTGCTCGCAGTGCAAGCACCTGCACAAACCGTCGCCGCGGTGTCCGGTATGTGGCCACGAACATCCGAAGCGGCAGACGGTGCAGCACGTCGAAGGCACGCTCAAGGAACTTCTGTCGAGCGGCGACCGCAAGAAACTGACCGCCGAGGTGTGGCCGCAAGTATGCGCCTATGCGCGCGCGCACCGCGAGGGCGATACCGCCAGGAAGATGGCCCTTGCCCTGTACAAGCAAATGACAGGCGGATGGCCCAAGAGTGAGTTTGAGCACACGCCGAGCGCGCCGATTACTTCGGCGGTTGGCAACAAGATCCGGTCGCTGAACATTGCGTTTGCGAAAGCGCGGAAGGCTGCGAACAAGGCTATTGAAACTGCTGCTGCGCCAAAAGCGGAAGCCACGGAGGGCAATTTACTGTGATGGGGTTCCATGACTTTGCCCAGGCGCACGGCCTGCTGATCCGCGAATTGCGGGATGACGGGCGCATTCATCGCTGCCCGACCGCAAGCAAGCCGCGCTCCGACAACGGCGCGTATATGTTTGAAAACGGGCGCGGCTGGGTGATGGATTGGGCGCAGGCCGAGCGCGTTCACTGGTGGCAGGACGAGAACGCAAAGCCGTGGACCGCCGAGGAAAAGGCGCAAGCCGAGCAACGGCAGCGCCAGCAAGCCCGGGAACGTGCCCAGCGCGCAGCCAAGGCGGCCTCTACAGCGCGCGAACTGCTCAAGGCGGCGCAACTGCTCACGCCGCGCGCTGCGCAAGCGTGGCGGCCCGGCAGGCAGGCGACGGATGCTGTTTTGGCGCACCCGTACCTGATCTTGAAGGGATTCCCCAACGAGGCCGGCATGGTGGTGTCTGGCGACCTGCTGATTCCGATGTTTGACTGCGGCACGTATCGCGACATCGTGGGCATTCAACGGATTGCCACCGACGGCAGCAAGAAATTCCTGACCGGGCAGCGCGCCAAGGGCGCTATTCATCGGTTCGGCAACGGCAGGCAGCGCGAATGCTGGCTGGTCGAAGGCTATGCCACCGGCCTTACCGTGCGCGAAGCCTTGCGGCGTCTGTACCGGCCTGCTGATGTGGTGATCTGCTTCTCGGCCGGCAACCTGGTGCATGTGGCGTCAACCGGAATCGGTACGCACGTGATGGCCGACAACGACAGCAGCCGGACAGGCGAGGACGCGGCGATCGAGACAGGTTTGCCATACGCGCTACCGCCGCAGATCGGGACGGATGCGAATGACGTGATGTGCGACAGCGGGATTGCCGCGGTGTGCGAGTTGCTGATGCGAAGAACGTAGCGAAGTGCAGCACTGCGTTCGTCGGACTTGGTTTAACGACAGGGGCGCAGGAAGAGCGGGGGACTGTGGGATAGGTCTGAGATACCCCGATGCGGCGGCGAAGGCAGCACCGCAGACCGAAAAGGCTACCGGGTTACGGAACGCGACGGGGCAGTGTCGGACGTATGAAGGCAAACCTGGGATGGGCTGGGTTTGCCCGCTCAAGGGCAGGTCTAGGTTAGTAAGCATCAGTATTACTTAGTAAGAAATGGAACCAAATTTTTCTGAAACGTGGCGGCGGGAATGTGAGGCGCGCGAATGGCTGAAACGAACACGACGAGATCCGGCGCGCATCAAGGATGTGCTGAAGCGAATTGAACAACGACGCGGCAAGGCGGCGGCAGAGCAATTGCGCCTCGATATGCGCGCGGCGTGGAAGTCTTGATTACCGGTACGGCACACCGTTGAGTGCCAGGAGAAAACAGCATGACAACGCAAGTGAAAGTGTCGGCGCACTGTTCGACTGACAAGGAAGTAAAGATCGAAGTCGAGGAAAACGGGGCCGTCGAAACGGTATTCATCCAGGACGGCGAAGTGTGGGAGCGCGCGGTTTACGACAGCAAGGCCATCACGGTGCGCGAGATCGTCAAGCCGGTCGTGCAGACCGCTCCGTAACCATGGCATCGGGCCTGCGCTGGACCGAGGAGCAATTGCAAGCGGCCCAGCGCAGGGCGCCGGAGGCCGTTGAACTGCCGCCCATCAAGTTGACCGTCAAACCCAAGTACCGCAACCGGAAAGTCGAGAACGAGCATGGGAAATTTGACAGCCAGAAGGAGGCGCAAAGGTATGCCGAACTTGTCCTGCTCGAACGAGCCGGGGCAATTGCGGGCCTCCGGCGCCAGGTTCCGTTCGCGTTGGTCGTTGCTGGGGTTTACATCGGAAAGTACGTCGCCGACATGGTCTACAAGGAAGGCGAAAAGGTGGTTGTGGAAGACGTGAAAGGGTTCAGGACCGAGGTGTATCGCCTAAAGCGCCTGCTGATGCTGGCCTGTCATTCGATTGAGGTGAAAGAGACATGAGACAAGAAGATCGGTTGTACTTGGGCAAGATCGATAGCTGGGGCGTTGAGGTGACCAGCGGCGACGGCGAGGAGAACGCCGGCTGCAAGCTGATCCTGATGGGCTTCGGCCAGTACGTGGCGATCCGCATGCCGGCGATCATCAGGCCGAATGCCGAGAAGGTATCCCCGAAGTGGGACGCCGCCACGGTGGCGCGGCTCGGGCGCGACTACTACTGGAACTACACCGAGCGCCGTTACGGGATTTGTTTCTCGGAAGGCGGTTTCGTCAACGTCCACTATGGCCGCTGCACCGACGATTCCAGCACGGAGCAGCGCGCCGGCTACTTCCTGCCCTGGATGCAATGGCGGCATGTGCGGTTCAGCCTGTACGACCGTGACGGCCAGCATTTTTGGACGCAGCGCACCGTTGACCGGCGCCTCGGCCAGTTTGACGAGCAAAACACCATGGAGAAACTGTGCCCTGGCGTGGCGTTCGGCTTCCGCGACTTCGATGGCGAGTACATCGAGGCCAACACCCACATTGACGAGCGCGAATGGTGGCGCGGCGAGAAGTGGTGCAAGTGGATGGCGGCGTTCTGGCCCAAAAAGGTGGTGCGTAGCCTGTCGATCAACTTCGACAAGGAAACCGGGCGGCGCAAGGGGTCATGGAAAGGCGGCACGCTGGGTTGCGGCATCAACATGGAACCCGGCGAATTGCACCGGTCGGCCTTCCAGCGGTATTGCCAAGAAAACGGCATGACTTTCGTGGCCGAAGTGCCGTGGCCTGTTGTGGACTGGACGCGCAAGGCGTATCCGCAGGCGGACGGAGCAAAGCAGGAGGCCGCGCAAGCATGACCGCCTACCGCCGCAAGATGCCAAAACCGACGCCCGAGGTCGCCGCCCGGTTGTCGGCCAGAACGATGACCGATCGCCAGGCCAAGCGCCTTGCGCAAGGGCTGCCGCTTGAGGGCAAGCCATCGGACTACATGTACGACTCGACGGCAGAGGAGATCAGGTTGCGGGATGCGCGGCGGGCGGTCGAGGATCGGCGGATTGCGAAGGAGTTGGGGATATGAGTCCGGAAAGCAGGGAGAGACTTAGCGCTGCGCTAAAAGCGAAATGGGCCAGCGGCTCGCGAAAGAAGAACCCGCCAGAAACCTACGTCAAAGCGTCGGCGACGCACAAGGCGCAATACGCAAGCGGCGCGCGAAAGCCGCCCGGCATGACTTCGGAGCAGGCCAAAGAGCGCAGGGCGTTGTACGACCGCGACAAGATGATGGAGGTGAATCGGAAGGTCGCCGACATGAAGATCGGCGTACCAAATCCGCCCGGCCCGAGCGCGGCGAGTCCAGATCATTGGGCGGCGAAATACTGGATTTTGAAAGCGCCCACGCAGGAGATTATTGAGGGGAAAAACCTCAACGACTTGGTGCGGGAAAACGCGCACCTGTTTGACGCGGATGATGTGGTTTGGTGTCGGCATCGATGCCGCGCTACCAAAGGTCTGAGAGGTCTTTTTGAAATGAAAAAGGACGGCTCGGGGCCGAAAACGCTGTCATGGAAAGGTTGGATGATTGGTGATCGACGGGAGGTCCAGCCATGAAATTCGTCATCCAAGCCGAGCCGCACCCGTCGCGCGAGAACTGCATTTCGGCGGTGCGGAATGCGCCGGTCGGGATGTGCGTGGAAATCAAGGAGCAAACCCGGACCCTTGCGCAGAACGCCGCGCAGTGGCCGTACCTAGAGGCGTTTAGCAAGCAACTGCAATGGCCGGTCAACGGGCAAATGGTCTGGATGGAGCCGGAAGACTGGAAGGACGTTTTGACGGCCGTGTTTTACAAGGAGACGCTGCGCCTGGCCGCCGGATTTGATGGCGGGGTGGTGATGCTTGGGCGGCGTACCAGCAAATTCAAAAAAGGGGAGTTTTCGGAATGGATTGAATTTCTGAAGGCGGCGGCGGCGATCAAGGGTGTGAATGTTTACGAGGACGAACCATGTCCCGCATAACCGAATCCGCCCGCAACGAGGATTGCACCATCCGCCTGCCGATGGTCGCGCGCATTTCGAAGAAGTGCAGAAATTGCGATTCAGTGTTCTCGGTGCCTCCGTGTAGAGATTGGCGCGAACATTGTTGTTCAACTGTTTGCAAAATTGAGTATCGACAAAAACAGTCTCTGGAGTTGCGCGCCGCCCGTACCCGCCACTGCGAGCGGTGCGGCAATCAATTTATTGCGAAAAAGTCGCAACTGGATGTGGGTGATGGCCGATTTTGCTCTGTGTCATGCGGAGGCGTCGGGCGAGCGAAGTCGGTCGAGTTGCGGATCAAGATAGCCAACGGAAATGTTCGCGCAATAACAGAGGGTCGCAAGTTGGTTCGCAGCGGCGCGTCTCACCCGCAATGGAGTGGCGGGAAGGTGGCGGCACGCCGCAGGCGAACAGCATCAGGAAAGGGCGCCGCTAAAAACAGATCGTATCGGGCCGCCAATCAGCACAAAGTGCGTGAGTGGGCGCAGAACCGGCGCGGGCGCAAAACGGGAAGACTGACGCGCGGATTTGTTGCCAGATTATTCGCCTTGCAGCGCGGGTGTTGCGCTGCGTGCTGCGTCAAGTTGGTTGCTGGGTATCACGTAGACCATGTGGTTGCGCTCGCCGCCGGCGGAAAGCATGAGGATGGAAATATTCAACTGTTGTGCGCAACATGCAATGTCAGAAAGGGCGCCAAAGATCCAATTCGTTTCATGCAAGAAAGAGGGTACTTGTTGTGAGCCCCGCCCAACGCCACATGGGCCGCGTGGCCGGCATCGGCTGCATCATCTGCCACCACATGGGGTTGGGCGAAACGCCGGCCGTCGTGCACCACCTTGAGGAGGAGACTGGCGCCGCGCAGCGCCAGGACGATTTTTTGACCATCCCGCTTTGCCCCGAGCACCATGTCGGCGCAAGCGGCGTGCACACCCTCAAGAAGGATGGCATCTACCGCCGCTACGGCGTTTCCGAGCTGGACTTGCTGGCCATGACCCTGCGGCTGATTTACGGGCCGCTGAAGAGGGTGGCGTGACCGCCGACCTGATGCACACCATCAACCGCCGGCAGGAATGGATTGCCCAATGTGCCGAAGCGCGCGTTCAGGCGGCTCGCATGCTCACCCTGTCCGAGGTTACGACCGGAATCGCATCACCCGACTACCGCCGCGCCCGGCTGGACATCCGCAAGCTGGATCTAGCCATCGGCCAGTGCAGTTACGACCTTGAATTCGCCCGCGAGCAGTTGGCAAGGCTTTGTGAACCGTGGTTTCTTTTGGAGGTGTGCTGATGGCTGAATTGAAAGATTTGCTAGGCAAAACCCTGACGCATGCGGAAAAGGTCGGGGATGACCAGTTGGTGTTTACGACCAACGAGGGCCGGCGTTATGAACTTTTCCATTCCCAAGACTGCTGCGAATCGGTGACGATTGAAAGCATTGTTGGCGACCTGTCTGATTTGGTGGGTGAGCCGCTGTTGATGGCTGAAGAAAGCACCAGCGACAAAAACCCGGAAGGGGTGACGAAAGAATACCAAGACAGTTTCACTTGGACGTTCTACAAATTCGCCACGCGCAAGGGTTACGTCGACGTGCGCTGGTATGGCGAATCGAATGGCTACTACAGCGAGAGCGTGGACTTTCAGGAGATAACCCAATGACCCAACGCTACGCCAAACGCACCGAAGACCAGAAGCGCGGCCTGTGCTGGCTGGTCGGGTCCAAGAAGCAGCAGGAACGCATGGCCACCGGGAAGTCTCTGGCCAACAACGATGCCGAGATCGCCAGGCTGAACCGGGCGTTCACCGATGCGGCTGCGCGCGAGGCCCGGTGGAAAGCGGAAGACCTGCAGCGCGAGCGCGAGGAGCGCAGGTTGGAAATGGGGTTGGCTTGACCCACTCCATAGAAACCCGCTTCGCCCGCGATCCCAGCGCCGCCGCAGAGGCATTGCAGCGCGATCGGCTGGGCTGCGTCGGCTGCCAGAACAGCCGCGCCGACCATCAGGACGCCTACTGTTTGCCGGCCAGGAACATCGGCAAGCCGGTGAGCAGGGTGCCGTTTCCCCATTCTGGGCAAGGGTGCCCGCACTTCAGGAGTCGCGATGTCGCTTGAAAAGTATGCCGCAGCAACCAATTCGAGCAACTTGGCCATGAGCGACTGGAAGACGCTTTCAATCGACTGGATTGCCGCCGCCGGCGCCTGCCAGGTGCACGGAGATCCGCTCCCGGCCCAGGTGGCGCGCTGGCTGGCCGGCGACCACAAGCAGGTATTCGTGGTCATGGCGACGCTGCAGAAGCGGTACGGGAAGGCCCGCACGCTGTCGAATGACGCCCGGGACGATCTCCAGACGGCCATGCAGTGGTGGCACGACCGGACTTGTCCGGTATGTGAGGGGCGATGCCATCCTACGGCGCCGGATACCCCCATGTTGCTTGAGGTGGATTGTCCTGAATGCGGCGGCACCGGGCTGGCGCCGCACAGCCGCACCACATTTGCCTATGCGTGGGGACTGCGCGAGTTGGACGCCGCGGCTTCGATCTGCGCGTTCACGGTTTCAAGAAAGGTTGCGGAAAAAGAGGATGCGTGACGCTTGCAAAGGAAAACTGATAGGCGTATAAACCGCGCGTCCGTCGGTGTGCCAAGTGGTTCGCCACGAGGTTTTCCCATCATGGGAGAGGTGCCGACAGAATTTGGCGGAGTAGCTCAGTCTGGTCAGAGCGGGTGGCTCATAACCCCCAGGTCACACGTTCAAATCGTGTCTCCGCAACCATCCCCCGGTAAGCAAGCCCCTCCCTTGCGCGCCTGACAGGCCGGAAAGACGGCCGCTAATTCGCCGCTGTAGCTCAGTTGGCAGAGCAGTCGCCTTGTAAGCGACAGGCCCGGGGTTCGATCCTTCGCCGCGGCACCAGATGCGGATCGGCGGAATCCGCGCACGCTAGGGACGAACAACCTCCCTGGCCGTGAACCATAGCGCCCGCCGGCGCGAGGTTGGCGCACCTGACGCGCTCGGGGCTTCTAATTTGGTCGAGGGCAGACCCCCGCAAGCGACAGATGACGGCTCGCGGCCCAGCGGCGCCGGAAAACGTAACCGGCACCCTTTGTCTCCTCCACCCTCCTCCTTTGGTGGATTGCCCGGCCCAGTGCCGGGTTTTTTATTCGGCAAGCGCAAGAGTGCCGCCCACAAGTAACCGGCGCATGGCGGCGACCGATTGACCCCGGCGGTTTTCCTCTCATGGCCGCTCGCAAGGACGGGGCGCCGCCAACACAGAAAGCAGAAACCATGGACATGCCGCAAGGAATGGAAGCGCCTGACGCCTCGATGGAGGGCGAGGACGGCGGCAAGACGCTTGCCTATTGCGTCGAGGTCTACATTTTTTCGGATGGCACGTTCCGCGTGACCAAGGAAGCGCCGGAGGCCGAAGAAGCCGAGCACGAAGCGGCTGGCACCGAAGAAGGCGCCGGTGGCCAGGACTTCCAAAGCCTGGGCGACGCCCTGAAGGGCGTTCTGGACATCATCAAGCAGAACCCGGTATCCGGTGGCGCCCAAAGCCAGTTCGAGGCCGGGCTCCGCCAAGAATCCCCAAGCACCCCGCCGATGGGCGGAAAACCCCCGATGTAACCACCGAAGGACAACCACATGAGCAAAGCAACCATCACCCTGGAGGACGCCGGAGAAGGGTCCTTCAACCTATCGACCGACTACGAAGGCGGGTATCAGGTCGGATCCATGGCCCACGAAGCCGTGATCATGATCTGCAAATTCATGGACGAGATCGCGGAACGCCGCAGCGGCGTGACCGTGCATGGCGACCAGACCGGCGAACTGTCCGCGGCCATGGAGGACGGGCTGTCCGCCGGCGCCAACGCCGAGCTCCAAGCCACCCTGACCCGCATGCGTGAGCGTGCCGACGCCCGCCGTGAGGTGGAAGCGCTCGAGCCGCACACCATCGCGATTGCGCGCGGGTGATGTGTGGCCGCCAAGAAGGGGCGAACCCGCTCCAAGATTGACGCCGACGGCCTGACCGCAAAGCAGGCGCAGTTCGTCAAGGAATACCTGATTGATCTGAACGCAACGCAGGCAGCGATCCGTGCCGGGTACAGCAAAAAAACAGCCCGGCAAATCGGCGAAGAAAACCTGACAAAACCGGATATTGCTGCGGCGGTGAAAAAGGCTGTGGAATCAAGGGCCAATCGCACCGAGATCACTGCCGACCGAGTGCTGAAAGAGCTTGGCCGACTTGCATTTTTCGACATGCGCAAGTTGTATGCGGACGATGGCACGCTGAAACCGCCGCGCGAGTGGGACGATGACACTGCCGCGGCGCTTGCCGGACTCGATGTGGTCGAAACGCAGAATGCCGAGGTGGATGGTGAAGGCAACATCACCTACACGCCGCAGTTCGTGAAGAAGGCCAAAGTGTGGGATAAGGGAGGCGCGCTGACTTTGGCCATGAAGCACCTGGGCATGCTGACCGAAAAGGTAGAGTTGTCCGGCAAAGTGACCGGCAACATCCAGTACGTGGCAGAAATGCCGCCGCGCCGTGGCTGATCGAGTAATTCGGTACGTACCCAGCCCGACCCTGAAAGAGTTCCATGCCTCAAACGCATTTGTGCGCGGCATTCGCGGCCCGATCGGGTCCGGCAAGTCGGTCGGATGCTGCTGGGAAGTCTGGTCCCGGGCGCAGGAACAGCGGCCGGACGTTGATGGCGTGCGGCATTCGCGCTGCCTGGTGACGCGGAACACCTACGGTGAACTAACGTCGACCACGATCAAGACCTGGCTGGACTGGTTTCCTGAAGAGCGGTTCGGCAAGATGGTGCACGGTGCCCCCATCACGCAGATGTGCAAGTGGGAGATGGCCGACGGCACGCGGGTCGAGCTGGAAATACTGTTTCTGGCGCTGGATCGGCCGGAGCATGCCAAGAAGGTGCTGTCCCTCGAGGTCACCTTCGCGTGGATGAATGAGGCGCGCGAGCAGCCAAAGGCCATTCTGGACGCGATCACCGGCCGGGTTGGCCGCTACCCTCGAGCAGAAGAGGGTGGCTGCACTTGGTACGGCGTGATCATGGACACCAACCCGCCGGATGACGATCACTGGTGGTATCTGCTGGCCGAGGTAATGCGGCCGCCGGAACATGAGTTCTTTGCCCAGCCGGCCGGCGATGCGGATGACGCCGAGAACCTTGATTGGCTGGTGCAGACCCCGGAAACCCTGGCGCTGCCGTGCGGTGACCGCCGGCGCCGGGCGCAAGGCAGGCAGTACTACACCCGCCTGTGCCACGGCAAGACGGACGAATGGATCAAGGTCTACGTCAAGGGCCGATACGGCACGGTGCACGACGGCAAACCGGTGTATCCGGAGTGGAACGATACGCTGCACTGCAAGGAAATCAGCCCGATTCAGGGCGTGCGGCTGTCGATCGGCCTGGACTTCGGGCTAACCCCTTCCGCAGTGATCTGCCAGCAGGATGCGCGAGGCCGATTGCTGGTGCTGGACGAGGCCTGCGGCCTGGACATGGGCTTTCGGCAGTTCCTCGAGGACGTTCTGGTCCCGCTTCTCACCACTGAATACAGCGAGTGGTGGAAGAACAAGGACAAGATGATCCTGTGCATCGCCGATCCGGCCGGCAACCAAAAGGCCCAATCGGACGAGAACACCTGTTTCAAGGAAACCCGCAACGCCGGCCTGAAGATCAAGGCCGGCGCGACGAATGACTACGTGCCGCGGCGCTCCGCGGTGGCCTGGTTCCTGTCGAAGTTGACCGGCGGCCAGCCGATGATCCTGCTGGACCCGTTCTGCAAGGTGCTGCGGAAAGGCTTCAACGGCGGCTACAAGTACCGGCGGATCCAGGTGACCGGCGAAGAGCGGTATGCCGATGAGCCGGTGAAGAACGCATATTCGCACCCGCACGACGCGCTGCAGTACGTGGCGCTCGAGTTCGGCGGCGTGCAGGCCATCAAGACCAAGCCGGCCATCCCGGCAGTACCCACATTCAGAAACCCCGACGCGACCATGGGCGCGCTCGGATAGGAGCATCTATGGCAACCAAGGCGGTAACGATCACGGACATCAGCCTGACGCAGGACGGGTCGGTGAAGCTGCTCACATGGGCCGCGCTGACGCAAACGACCACGGACGACGGCGAGCCGATGTCATTTCCCGAGTTTGGCGACGTTGCCATCCAGATGACCGGCACGCTGGGCGCTGGCGGGACTGTGGTGTGGGAAGGCTCAAACGACAAGTCTGTTTGGGCCACGCTGAACAACGCGCAAGGCACGGCACTTTCTTTGAACGCGCTGGGCATCAAGCAATGCGTTGAGCGCCCGCTCTGGATGCGCCCGCGCTGCACGGCTGGTGACGGCACGACTTCGCTGGTGGTCACTGCCCTGATCCGCCGCATCAACACGATGAGGACTTGAACCATGGACATGAACACCGCTGCCGATGCAATTCGGCAAATGGCCGTTCGCTACGAAGCAATGGTAGTGGCTGCCGATGTGCTGACCAAACTGGGCGGCCTGGACAACGCCGTCAAGGAAGCCACTGCGCGCGCCAAGGCCGCAAACGAAGCCGCCGACAAGGCCCAGGCCGAGCATGGCGCACTCCTCGAGCAGATCGTCAAGGCCAAGGGCGCTGTCGAAGCCGAATACGCCGAACAGCGCGCCAAGCAGGAGAAGGTCGTCGCCGACCTGACCGCCGAGGGTGCGCGCCTGGTGCAGTTCGCCAAGGATACGGCAGCGCAGGAGCGGGCGCAACTGAACGCCGAGGCCGAAGCCTTGCGCGCGTCGCAACAGGCAGCCACCGAGAAGCACCTCGAGGCGCTGAAGAAAGCCCGGGCGCAACTGAAAGCGGCCGAGGAAGACATCGCGGCCAAGGCAGCCGAGCTCGCCGACATCGAAACCCGGCTTGCCGCCGCCCGCGAGGCGATGGGCAAGTTGCTGGCCGCGTAAGGGGGCGCCATGCCGAAATCCACTGCAACCTGTAACTCTATCGTCAACCTGATGTATCGGGCAACAGCCTGGGCGAACGTCGCTGACAACGCTTCAAGTTCGCCGCTGACCAACACCTACGTTGCGCTGCACACCGCAGACCTGACGGCCGGCACCAACAGCCAGGCCGAAGATGAAACGTCGTACACCAACTATGCCCGGGTGGCGGTAGCGCGATCGACGGGCTGGGATGCGGCCAGCGGTGGCGCGACGCAGAACGCGGCGACGATCAGTTTCGCCCAGTGCGGCGTGACCGGCGCGACTCTGACGCACGTATCGACTGGCGTGGCCTCAAGCGGCGCAACGGCGGTGTGGCACTACGGCGCGCTGAACTCTTCGCTGGTGGTTTCGTCGGGCATCACGCCCCAGTTCGCGGCCGCAGCCCTCTCAATCACTGAATCCTGATGGATCAGCGCACCGCCATCGAGCGCACCCTGTGGGATCAGATCGGGCCGCCCCTCTACTACTGCGCCGACTGCATGCGCGCCGTCAAGGTCAAAGCGCGCGACGGGCAAGAGCCGCTGATCGAGCGCCCCTGTAAACAGGACTGCGGCCACCAGATCATGGCGCCGCGCAAGGCGATCACTGCCGGCGAGGGCGGGTTGTCGTTTGTGAACAAGGTGCGGGTGCGGCGTGACCAGATCGCGGCAGCCATCACCGGGCGGTGCGTGTGACCATCACAACGGTATCCGGTATCGCGGATGCCTATGCGGCCGGCCGGCAGTGGACCGGCTATCTGCGCCGCGCAGGCCCGTCGATGACGCTGGGCACCTGGACGGACATGAGCTATGCGGCAGGTATCCCGGTGGCGAACTACTACGCCGCCACGCCCGTGACTTCGGCGCAACTGGCGGCCAATGATGGCATCTTCCACGGCCCTTCAGTCAATTCAGCCGGGGACAAGAAGTACCTGCACAAGGCAATGCTTCTGCCGCCCGCCACTTCGGTCGGAACGGTGACGGCCATCCTGCATGACGTGGTGGCGTATTACCCGTTTGTGGATGGCGACGGCGGCTCGCAGGACATGGTGAACACGCTTGGCACGCTGCGCTATGAAGGTGGCAAGGACTGCAAGATCATGCTGGTGTCGCAAGGCGCGGGCGTTTCGGATGCGGTTGACATCTCGATCACCTACACCAACACGGCGGGCGAGCAAAAGACGCTGACGCCGGTCTACATGCGAAACAGCGCGACGGCCGGGCAACTGCTTTCGACCATCGATGCCACCGCCATTGGCGTGCTGAACTACAAGATTCCAAGTCCGTACCTGAATCTGATGGAAGGCGACACCGGCATTAACAGCATCGACAACATCAACATCCCCTCGGCAGTCGGCGGGATCTTCGCGGCGTGCATCGTCAAGCCGTTGGGCACGATCAGTTGGCAGGAATTGCTTATCCCCATCGAGGTCGATTTTCAGCGCGACAGGCTGAAAATGGCCGAGATTGAGGATGGGGCGTATATCCACATGATCGCGCGAGGCACGGTGACAGCGGCACCGACAACGCTGCACGGCGAATTCTCTTTTGTTTGGGGGTAGGCATGGGCTTTGCAAGTATTGATGACATGGTTGCGGAGCTTTCGGCCGGCAAGGGCTGGCGGCAGGACTTCTCCAAGGGTTCAGGCTCGAACGCATTTGTTGCAGGCAACATGTACGACCTGCAACAGTTCGCCGGGGCGCCGGTAGCGGCCACCTATCCAGGCACCACGCTGGTAGCCCAGACCCCTACCGACAAGAACGGTGGCGCGGCGATCGGCGCTTCGTTCGGCATGTATCACGGTGGCAACGTCGCTTCCGACACCAAGCACCTGTTGAACATTGGTCTGTATTCGTCGGTGGCAACCGCGGTTCCGGGCATCGCGCACCTGATCGACATCGTGATGTATTACCCGGCGCTGGCGAACAACTCGACCTCGGCGCAGACGCTGATCAACTCGAACACGTTCACAGCTTCCAGTTCTGGCGGGTTGCTGCTGACCTACACCAACGACTTCGGCAGTGCCAACCATTACACCTCGGTCACGTTCTCGAACTCGGGCGGCGCGCTGCCTACCGGGCTGAACAACACGGATGTGTTCTACCTGCGGCGCGCGTCGGCCACCACGGCGAACGTGGCCACCAGTGAGGCCAACGCGATTGCGGGAACTTACGTGGCTTTCACGGATGCTGGAACGGGCACGCACACACTGACGGTGACGCCCAATCGCTATGCCGATGGCGCGGGCTTGCGCATGTACACGGTAGCCACGGCGACGGTTACCAACACCGCCACGCCGGTCCTGTCCGCTTCAGGATTCCAGTACACCAACAGCGCGGGTGCAACGGGCCGCGTGGCTGGCGCGGTGGTCAACTACACCGTGGGCGGCACGTCCATTCCGCCGGTCGGCAAGATTTTCCATTCGGGTGTGGCGTCGGCCAACTATGCGCCGTTCCTGCCTTTGCAAGCCGGTGATGTCGGCGTTCGACGGGTGACGCAGTATCAATTGTCCACGGCCTACGGCTCTGCCCAAGCTGGCGCGTTGATCATGTGCAAGCCGCTTGCCACCATCCCGATCGTGACCGCGGCTGTTGCCGGCGAGCGCTCCCTGGTGATGCAATTGCCCAGCCTGCCCAGGATCTACGACGGCGCATGCCTCGGGTTGCTGTTTTTCCCCGGCGCTGCGACGGCGGCCAACACGCCGCTGATGGGCTACCTCGACTTTGGATGGGGCTGATGCTGCTGCGTAACGGAATTTCTACCAACGTCATCCCGCTGTCGCTGACCGGGTTGGGGTGGCAGAACTTCGTTCACGATACGGCGGTGATGAATCAGTCCAATTCGGAGGCCTTCACGGCACTGAGTTCGTATTCAACCGGGCTTTACCCGCCGCACAGCATGATCCCGCCGCGAACCGCTGGCCGGATGGTGGCGCATGACACGCTGATAGGCACTGGCGGCATCAGCGCAACGGCACTGGCCGTCAAACTGGCTGAAGCGGCACTGACCGGCGACGGCGAGCTCACTGCCACTGGCGGGCTGATCGTCCAACTGGTGGCGGCGCTGTCAGGCGATGGCACGGTAACGGCGGCCAACCTGCAAGCGTTCCTTGCCGCGGTGGCAAGCCTGACCGGCAGCGGCTCGGTAACCGCATCGGCTGCCGGACTGGGCGCGTTGCTGTCTGCCTTGACCGGCTCGGGCGACATCGACCTGACGCCGGCCGCGTTCGGCGAACTGAGCGCCGACCTGGTTGTGACAGGTACAGGCCTCACCACAGCCAATGTCGGCCAGGCGGTATGGGCCAAGGTGATCGAGGCCGGATTCACCGCTGAAGAGGTGTTGCGCCTGATCGCCGCGGTTACAGCTGGAGATGCATCCGGCCTCGAGTCTGGCAGCCCGACCTTCCAAGGCATTGACGAAAGCACGACGCGCGTGGCCGGCACGTATTCCAGCGGCACGCGCGACATCACCACAAGGAACGCAAGCTGATGTTCGGCGCATATATGGGCTTGACGTTTATCGGCCAATGGTGGGGCGGTGAGGGCGGCCCGACGCCGCCGGAAGACACCGCGCCCGACTGGATCATCCGCGCTCGGCGCCACTGCATTCGATAGGACACCATGACCACCATTCAAACCGTCATCCCGACAGGCACGCTGGCCGATAAGGTCAAGGCGGCCGTGCCGTCAAGCCTGGCCGGCGGACAGATCCCGCAAAGCACCATCCTGGCTTGCCTTCAGCCGCTGGTCGATGAGTGTGAAACGCTGCGCAAGCGCGTTGCCGCACTCGAAGCCGAACTCCTGCCGCTGAAAGCCTGAACATGACCGACATGGCCGATCTCCCGCCGGAAGTGCGCGCGGAGATAGGGGGAGGTGCGCCCGATCTTGAGCGGCTGGCCGGCATTGAACAACTGATCTCGGACAAGCGCAAGGAATACGTCGCCTACCGCACCGAGTCGGGCATCGAGGAAATCTGGCGCAAGGCCGAAGAGGCGTATCTCGGCATTGACGACGCCAACCGCAGCGAGTTTGCGAAGGCCAAGTGGGCGAAGCCGACCTCGATCACCGGCCCGGTGACGACGAACGCCAGGACGACGGGCGACAACACCAAGTCGACCGCTTTCGTGCGCCTGACCAGCCGGTATGTCGACGCTGGAGCGGCCAAGCTGGGCGAAATCCTGCTGCCGATCGATGACAAGGCGTTCTCGTTCGGCCCGACACCGGTTCCGGACCTGATCAAGGCCAAGGACGACGCCACCCAAGTGATGATGGGCGGCGTTCCGGCCGAACGCGACGCCACACCGGAAGAGCTCGCCGCCATGTCGGGCGAGCCACAGGGCGCGCAGATGCCGCAGCCGGGCGCTCCGCAGAAAGCACCGGGTGTACCGCTGACCTATGGCGACCTGGCCAAGGAGGCGATGAACAAGGCCAAGGACGCCGCAACCAAGGCCGAAAAGCGCGTCTACGACTGGATGGTCGAGAGCCGCTACCCGATGCACATGCGCAAGGTCATCTTCGACAGCGCGCGTTTGGGTGTGGGTGTGGTCAAAGGTCCGTATCCGGACGAACGACGTGTCCAGGCGGTGACGAAGACCGCCGACGGCGTGATGCTGCAGATCAAGAGTGCCATCAAGCCGAGCATCAAGTGGGTGAGTCCGTGGGACATCTACCCTGACCCGGCCTGCGGTGAAGACATTCAAGACGGCTCGGGCATCTTCGAGAAGGACGGCATCTCCGAGCGCTCCCTGAAGAAGCTCAAGAAACTGCCGGGCTACAAGGCCGACGCGATCGACCAGGTGATTCTGGAAGGCCCGGAGCGATGCAACGTCGATGACACCGGGCGCAAGGACGGCAAGAACAAGAGCCAGTTCACGATCTGGTATTTCCACGGCGCCCTGACGCGCGAGGACATGCTGACGCTGAACGCCGAGGGTATGGGCTCAGTGAAGCAGGAGCAGCGCGAAGTCTATGCCCTGGTGACGATGGTCAACGATACCGTCATCCGCGCGTCGGTGAACGTGCTGGACAGCGGGCGGCATCCGTACCATGCCATTCCGTGGCAGCGCCGTGCCGGCAACTGGGCCGGTGTAGGCATTGCCGAGCAGGTTGACCTGCCGCAGCGCATGATCAACGCCGCCACCCGGGCGGGCCTGAACAACGCCGGCAAGTCGGCGGGCTCGATCATCGTGATCGACCGCACGCAACTGATTCCCGCGGATCAGCAGTGGACGCTGACGCCGGACAAGATTTTCTACACCGCGCCTGACGCGAGCATTGAGGACATCCGGAAGGCGTTCGCGACCTTCCAGATCCCGAACATGACCCCGCAGATGATGGTGTGGATCGAATACGCCCTGCGGTTGGCGGAAGAGTCAACCTCGATCCCACTGATCAGCCAGGGGCAGTCCGGACCGACCACGCCGGACACCTTCGGCGCGGCGCAACTGCAGAACAACAACGCCAACCAGCTTCTCCGCAACATCGGCTACCAATTTGACGACTACGGCACCGAGCCGATCGTCACGATGTTCTACGAATGGCTGCTGATGGACCCGGAAGTGCCGGACGACGAGAAGGGCGATTTCGAGATCAACGCCCACGGCTCGATCGCCCTGGTGGAACGCGCGATTCAGGATCAGACCATCCTGCAAATGGGCGGCATGGTGCTGAATCCGGCATTCGAAGTCTCGCCGGCGCGCTGGTTCGAGCAACTGGCCAAGAGCAAGCGGCTGGACCCGCGCGACTTCCAGCTCACGGAAGAGGAAAAGCAGGCCCGGGCGCAGCAACCGCCGCCTGTCGCCCCTGCCGTGCAGGCCGCGCAGATCCGGGCGGCCAGCGCCGAGAAGATCGCCGCCGGCAGCCAAGCGGTGCAGGTCGAGCGCACCAAAGCGGATACCGACCGCGACGCAATCTACGTGCAGGCCGAAACGCAGCGCACGCAGCAAGAGCACGAAGCCGGCATGGAAAAACTGCGCCTCCAGCGTGACCTTGCGATGCTGGCCGCCGCCGAACGCCAGCAAACCACCTTGGCGCAGATCAAGGCTGACCTCGCCGATTCGGCCGCCAAGATCGACCTCCAACGCGAACTGGGCCACCTGTCGGCCCATACCGCGCAAGTCACCAAACCACCCGTCGAGCCTCCCGGTCGAGCCGCGCCGGGCAAGGCATACCAGGAGTAACGCATGAGCCATATCGTCAACCCGCGCAACGTGCAATGGGATTTCCTGACCAACGACGACGGCACGCTCGCCGACGTGCTCGGGCCGAACGGGACGCGCAATTACTTCATGCGCGGGGCGACCGACGCCTCCGGCAATATCATCGGGCTGCTGGGGGCGGGTGACAGCCTGATTTCCCTTCTTCCGCGCACCTGGCAGGACATCAACGTACCGCTTGCCACCGGCTGCACCGCGCGCCCGGTCTATCGAACCTACATTGACGCCGTAAATGGCGATGATTCCTATGATGGCACCGTGCCTGTTTGGACGGGAACGACCGTAGGCCCAAAGCGCACTGCTGTAGTAGCGAACTGGACAGGTTCCAAAACCTCATGGTTTACCGACGAAATCCTGCTGTTTGCTGCCGGCCAGACGCACACCCTGACTGCGACGGGAGCAAGTATCGGGCTGACCACGCGCAAGCACCTCGGGGCGTACTGGCTTCCAAGCGCACCCAATGCCGCAAAGCCGATCATCAAGAGCCTGAACAACGTGGGGTCGGCAGGTGGGCTGGATCGCGCCTGCATCAGCGCATCGGGCACGCTGTCCGACATCAGCATCAGCGACCTGACCATCGACACATCGGACCAGCCGAACCGCTTCGGGATTTCGCTTTACCAATCAGCGGCAGGACAGTCGATTAACAACATCACGTTCTCCAACGTGAGTGTCATCAACGGAAGCATCACTGATTCTGTCGGTTATGGCGGGTTTGGCATCACCTACTACGGCCAATCGGCAACCCTCGCGCCGTACCCTGAAAGCCAGAACATCCTGTATGTCGATTGTGACGTTACGGGCTATCCGGGGCATGGCTTCGTCAACAGCGGCACGCTCGGTGCAGTCAAATATCAGGTCAACGGGACTTCCAAACTGACCGCGACCGCGCAACTGACCGACACGCAGACGGTAGTGATTGCCGGCATCACGTTCACCAGCGTTTCGGTGATTGGTGCGGCAGCCGGCAACTTCCTGATCGGAGCAAGTGCGGCGGCGACCCTGGCGAACCTGGCGGGCCTGATAAACGCACCCTCGACCACAAGCGCAACGCAAGTGGCATTGAGCGCGGCGAATCAGGGCGTCTTGTCGGCCCTCGGCGCGGTGGCGACGGTGAGCGGCAACGTGCTGACGCTGACGTTTACCGCGTGGGACGCTGCGGCTTATGTGTCCGAAACGCAGACCAACGCGCAATGGTCCAACGCGCTGGTGCAGACGTTTGCTCGGTGGGGCGGGGTCGATCTCATCAACTGCACTGCAAGTGGCTGCGGCGCCGGCTACGACACCCACGGCTTCACAAGCTATGCGGGCGGCGTGCTGCTTAACCAGACCTCGGGCGGCTGGACCAACACGACCAGCACCATCTACTACATGGACATCGATGGCAAGTACGGGCGCGACATCCCGGACATCGCTATGTGCACGATGGACACCGGCAGCGGTACAGAACTTTTCAACTTGCTCAAGAACACGACCACGCCCACCACGCCCGCAGTCGGAGAGTTTGGATTTGATAATTCTGGTGGCACAGGGGCGCTGCGGCTGTATGCCAACTTTGGTGCCGTGTTGACGGTATCAAACCGCTTCAATATCTGCGTGCGCCCGGCGCGAGGTATTCGCTATATCCGCTGTACGGCAAAGAATCATGTGTCGGCTGGCCGTTCCGGCGCGCTGGAAGGGCATGGGTTTGCGTTTGACGATTTCACCTCTGACTGCTCAATCATCGAGTGCGTTTCGCAAGGTAACGCCGGACACGGCGTGACGATCAACCGTGGCGAGCGCAATCAAGTTGTGGCGTCGATCATCAGCGGCAACAGTTACGCCGGGGTCAAAGGCAACTTTGGCTGGCAGAACTACATCGGCAAGTGCAACATCAGCGGGAGCGGCTATTCGGACACATTGAGCCCGTACAAAGGCTTTATCCATATGTCTGCCGCCAGCATGAAGAACTACGGCCCCAATGGCACGTATGCCGGGATTCTGCCGCTGCCGAACACCTACGGCAACGTGGTTGCCAGCAGCACGCTTTCCTACACCGGCAGCGATACGGCGGCAGCAGTGCTGCTTGGCGCATCGAGCAACAACGCGCCGCCGCTGGTGGCTTATGACTGCAAAATCGATCCTGGCGTCGGGCTTGTGACTGACGGCGGACGAGCATTCACGCAAGGGCGGGTAACCGTCAACACCGCAATCATGGATCAGGCGCGCGGGATTGGCGCTGCCGTGTAACCGCAGGACATGAGACATGACCGACCCCCTCATCCTCACCCTAGTCGAGCGGGACTCCCCG